CTAGATCAGGCGGTACCACAAACTCTCCATCAGCCAATCTGATTTCTTCTTCCCCATCTATATTAGCAGCGATGTCATCAGACATTCCATCACCGGGGCCGTCTAAAAAACCGCCATCCTTATAGTAATCTAGTACTTCATGACGTTGTGGAGTAGCCGCAGCATAGGGTTGGGCACTATGTATTTGAGACTGGGGGTAGGTGTTATTTGGGTTTACAGGTTGAGTATTGATATACCCCCCATGTGCCAGCCCTAGTTCATTTTTAATTTCGTTTTGTTCATAAGGTATATCTACTTTCTCCATTACACCAACGTACTTAGGAGGTAAAACAGCCGATACTTGAGTTCCACCAATAGGCAGTTGTACTGTCATAGCACCACCAGCAGCAGCCCCTCTAGGGTTAATGATGTTCTGTATATAGTCTCGTTGTGCAGCGTTATTAGGGTTATTAAGTGAAGCTAGTGGAGGTAACTCATAGCCTAAGCTTGCAAAGTACTGTTGTTGATCTAAGGCATTGGCGTCAGCTAAGGCTTGTTGTTGTTTAGCTAGTTCTCTCTCCGCATTACCTTGCTGTATCATATCAGTAGCCGCAGTACCTAATGCAGTACCTGCACCTACAGGGTAGAGTAAAGACTCCATACCTGCTTTAGACCCCATAGCGGAGGCTTGTTGATTGAGTGCGGGACCTATATTTTGACTAAAAGAAGTGAGCTGTGGGTTTACTGGGTCTGCGGACATTGCTTGCGCGGTAGACTTACCCAATCCAGCTTTACCTGCAGTGTCTAAACCTGCTCCAGAAGCATCAAAACTACCAACACCACCATAACCGCCAAGCCCACCAGATATCGCTCCACCTAGTGCGCCAGAACCAAAGCCTTTACCTTCAGCAGAACTTAGTGCTCCACCTAATAAAGCTCCTTGACCTGCACCTAAACCTACCCCAGCTAAAGCCTTACCACCTAAAGCAGCGGCACCAGCTCCACCTGTTAAAGCACCCGCAATACCTATAAGTCCAGTGGTTAGTACTTTTTTCCATGCAAATGCTTCAGGAAGTCCCGTTTCAGGGTTAACTGATATAGGGCCTAGTAAGGCTTGGAGCCCAGCAAGTTCTTCGTTATTTACATGTAGTAAGGTGTCATCGCCTTTACGCCCTAGAGCTGAGATGCCTTTTGCAGTTTGGTTATATGCCATATTTATTCTCTAAGGTATAATGTTTAAGACGGAACCATTCCGCCATATCTGGCCTGTAACTAATCCAGTGGCACTGGTGGGTAAGTCTAGTACTACAACTTTAGTTACACTGTTAGATGCTGTAGTGTCAATAATAACATCTGGGGCTACAGTACCACTTGATAATGTTAATACGCTTCCTTGTATGTTCCCCGGATTGTCTTGTTGTTCTATAAAGTAATTTAACAACCTTATTAGATTATTCATATACTGAACGTCGTATTCTAAAGGAGGTAAAGGCAGTACAGGGCTTGGAGTAATATTTCTAATCGCCATTATGAACGATCTCCATCAGGTTTTATTTCAAGACGTGGAGTACCTAACTGCCAACGTACACCTAATCCAGTACTACTTATTCTAAAGGCAATCTGTCTACCTCGTAGTCTTAAAAATACTTGATTTGTATAATTATAAACTTGAGTAGTAGCTTTAGATCCTGATATGTTAGCAATGTCGTTGTTTATAAAAAATCCTTGCCCCGGAAAGTTACGGGTAGATACGGTCATAGTAACTGAAGGAGTGGTTGATGTAGATCCAATGAAGTCCACGTCAGGTATAACTCTGCTAACTGCAGAGAACTTATCTCCTTCTCCAAGGTCAAAGTCAGCACTTTCAATATAAGCAGGTATAGCAGTAGATGGGTTTGTAGTACTATCATCAAAACCATACTCATGTTGTACCAACATCCCACTATTAGCCCCCCATGGATATCCTTGAATATGTGAGTCTAGCCAAGCAGATCGAGGTAAATTTCCATAATACCAAAGCTTTTCTAGATAGTTATAAATGACATATCTATCATTATATGTAGCAGAGCTTGAAGGGTAAAACCACCATATTTCATTATACTTTTCGTTAGTGCCCGCGTAGACTTGCTCACTTTGTTCAAAATTAAAATCATCAAATACGTACTGACGTAATGCACAGGGTAGAGTGTCCACTCTTCCAGAATAGGCGTAAAACTTTCCATTCCCCATCCAATAGGTTATCCCGTTAGCAGTAGCTACACAGTTTGGAGACGCGATAGTAACATCCGCAGATATAGTGGTGAAACCAAAGGTGTAAGGAGGGCCTAAATAACGCATAGAGTATAAGGCACTATCAGACCAAATTAAAACTTCTTGGCGAGTTTTCTCAGAAGTAATAAGCCTACTACCGTATGATAAGCGTTGAGACCCCGCTGTGTTTGTTACTACTGGTGTCCATACTAACGGATCTTCTTGACTGCACCATCTAACTAAAAGAGGGTCTTGGGCTGTAGGATCTACAGCATATGGATCGTTTGCTCCTAGTACAACTATATGGCGCTCTTCAGATACAAAAACTCTAGCTCCCACATTTGGGGCATCAGCATCAGCGCCAAAAGCAATACTAGTAATATCCACACCTCTACCAGTAACTGAACCATCAGCGTCTAAATTTGCTGCCACGTTCCAATAAAACACCCCACCATTACGAATGTTATATACTAGATCTTGCCCAAAAGTATCCGCACTCCAAATACGAGCGCCTTGACTCTCATAAGATACGGGGTACGCTGTACCCCAACCATGTCCAACACCCCAAGGACCTACGCCCCAACCATTACTAAAAACAGAAAACGCTTGTCCTACAGAAACTTGGTAAGCAGCAATAACAGGAGCACTCCCCCCACCATTAGTTACTGCAGTTGATTGTACCCCCACATTAAAAGCTACATAATCAGTAGCTACTGCGGATACTTGACACTCTATATTAAGTTGCGCCGCTGTATAAGGACCAAATGCGGTAGCCCCGCTAAAGGTTACAAAATCATTTACTTTAGCCCCGTTTGCTGTGCTAGCCACGACTAGCGTTTTACTGGTTATAATATCCCCAGAGTTATGAGCCACCGCTGTTGTACCGTTATATCCACGAACACACGATGATAAGTTAACCCCAGAAGCTGATGTAACGTAAATGTCTTCTGAGCCTATTGTAATAACATAGGGGTATACGCGGGTAAAAGAAGCTCCGCTTGTAACAGTAAGGGTTGTGTCAGTAGCAGATATGCTGGCTGAAAGGGTGGAGTATATAGGGTAAAAAGGGTTTGCAGCTAGAGAGCTTGTTAAACGAATAGGAGTTATATCAGAGTAAAGCCCTCCTATATACGCATAGTATTTTAAATTTGTACCAACGCCTACTATATAGTTGCTATTAAGTGACTCCCATTCAACTAAACTTCGGCACTCCCCAACATAAGTAAAGACACTAGGTAAATACCACCCATTTATTTTCTCAGGAGAGCCACTTCTAAACCTAACCCATTGGCATGCATAGAACCCCCCTGTATTTGCTAGGTTGGTAGATTCTCTAGAGACTCCGGGTCTAAACTGAAGGTATTGTAAAGCCATCCACCAATCCTCTAAATAAATTCTATGCAGTGCTAGTTAAAAAAAGTGCCATCTCAGCCTTACGTCTACGTGTTAGACCTGCTAATGACTTACCTTTGGCTTTATCCCAGCGAAGAAACTGCGGAGCTATTAGGTCTGGTGCAGTTCCTGCGTTTAACATTTTTACTAAAGTGGAAGATGTAAAGTTTCCTTGACCGATATTGTAACATAGCGATACACAAGCATCAAATTGACTTTGTTGTACAGATATAGTAAGCACTTTATTAACAGCCTTTTCAAAAGTAGTTACGTCATGGTGTAAGTACATATCCGCAACAGCTTCTGTTATTTTCGGGTCTGATAGTTTAACAGCCCGCCCATCAGGATACCTAGTGGTTCCCCAGCCTATAGTAGGTACACCTGCAGCACAAAGATACGGCGCCGCTCTAAAGCTTTCAAACTCTTTAATAAGAGCTACACCCTTGCTAGAGACTTCCATTACCTACTTATCCCACAGTTGTTATCTACTACAAACTTCTGACACAGTGCAGCATAGGCTGCTATCTGATCTGCTCTATAGGCTTCAGACTTGAGAAAGTCTGTAAGTTTGTCTGAAAGTTCGTATCTATCTTCATCGGGGTTAGTAGTGGTGCTGGTATTATTACCTTTTGTTGCGGTGCAACTACCACTTTTCCTGCTGTTGTCGTACATGCGCACAGACTTAAAACTATCACGCTGGCTGTTAATAGCATTGATTGTTGATACATTGGCATCCTCCAATTCTTTATTAAGCTTAAGGGCTTCTGTATGTACCCTATCCGCTTCTTCAGTAAGAGTAGCTAGTTGTAATTCTGCTTCTCGGTTCATATCAGATATACTCTCTGACATTTCTCTAATTTCTGCTTGTGATACTTTATACGCAAACCCGTACCCAGAAGCAAAACTTGTAACAATAATGGCAACGAATAAGTATGGCATTAGTCTTTAAGCACCACGCCAAGACCACCAGCAACGCCGCCAGCGAGTAGTAAAAGCTGGTCTACAGGTTTACCTAGGAGTATAAGCACAGTGCCTATAATAGCAGTAACTACCCATATAATACCTCGTTTAGTAGAAGCCTGTGACCACTCTATTTTCATACTATGCGGCTTCAGCCAGTTCTTCTTTAGGTAGTGCTTCTACTTGAGGAACGGCTTGTACTTTTATTTTTTCAAATAACTCAGCTACTTGTGCGTAAGGCGCTTGACCTAATGCTTGTAAAACCATGTTGATTTCATTTACAGTCAGTTCTAAATTTATCATTTATGCCGCCCAAGGAGTTCCAGATTTAACCGCTTTACGTTCTTTAAATGCTTTTAATTCAGCATCTGCTTGCATTTCTAATGAGTTTTGTTTAACACCATCGTCGTCTTTAATATCAAACATACCTTTTATCCAACCAATTACCTGTTCTTCAGTTATTTTAAAGTAGTCAGTTGTTTTACCTTTTGGCGCAGCAAAAGCAGTATAGAAGTTATGAGTGTTAGAATCAATATCATCTGAAGCAGTTATAGTAAAAGAAGCAGCTACTATAATACCGTCTTTGTCACGTTGTAGGTCTGATACTTTGTAGTTATATATATTCATTTATGCTGCCCAAGGTAAAGGTGGTGTTACGATTGTTGGATTTATTTGAGATTCAATTTGACTTGCTACGTTTGCTTCATATGAAGCGACTTGTTCTGCGCCTAATGCTGCTTGAGTCCAAGCGACAACTTCTTCCAAAGTTAAATCTTCATAAGGTGTGTAGTCAGGCTTGTCAGGGTCAACTTCAAATGATGCTGTGCCGTACACTGAGCCTGTGTAAGTACCGTCAGTTGCTGTAAGAGTCCAGTGCGAAGTTACAACGTAATCAAGCATACCATTTACGTCTGGTTCACAATTCATTGCTACGATGTTCCAAGTGTTTGTATTCATTTTATTACCCTACTATCCAATTTGTACCATTATAAAATACAGGTATGGTGACTGCACCGCCTGTAACCACTGTTGCACCAAATGTAGGCGCTAAAGCATTAGTAACGTAGGCTCTCGCTCCAGTTACACCTGTTGGTAATGTGGCTACTGTATACCCTAAAGTTTTTATTGTTCCAGCTACGTCTAATTTTCCTGTAGGAGAAGTAAGACCAATCCCCACGTTGCCTGAACTATCAATCCTAACTCTTTCAGACGGCGCATTATTAAGCGTTGTGGAAGTAGCAAATATCAGAGTGCCTGCTGGGTACTGCCCGTTTGTTCTTGCTCCGTATTGACATGCTATCCAAGCGCTGGAAAATTGATTAGTGTTTGCACCTGTAATAGCCGCAAAGTTAAGTTGAGATACGTTGTTAGTTGTTGTATCACTGTTTGAGATAGTAATTGCATTTGTGCTTGCTCCGGGGGTCGTAGCTGAACTTGAACTCTGAACTACTAAAGGTCTTGCAGCAGCTACATTGTCAAATACATTATTAACACTCGTCCCAATCCCCACGTTGCCGGAGGAATCGATGCGCATTCGTTCTGATGCGCCACCAGCGTTCCAAATATGCGCCCCCGAACTTTGATACCAACTATTTGCCCCACCACCATAAACCATTAAATCGGCATTATATGCTCCACCAATTATTGCAGAATAATTACCAATCGAATTTCCCTGTACATTAAGATACGATCCTTGATTTGAACCAGTGCCGCCTGTTAACTTTGCCGCAGTTGTAGTTGTAGAAAGTATATCAAGTTTTTGTGCAGGGCTACTCGTCCCAATCCCCACGTTTCCTGCTATATAGTTATCAGCAGTGCCAGACATATAAAGATTGTAACGACCTGTAGCTGAAGCTAAGTTACCTGTAAACGCGTAGTTGTTTGTTGCTGTTGTTAAACTTGATGCCGCACTAAACCCATATTGGTTAGTAATAGCAGATCCTGCACCTTTTGTGTTAAAAGAAGTATTGTAGTGAGTTAAGGAACCTAATGTGAATGTTGCGGCTTGTGTAGAAGGTGAGGTGGTATATAAAGCCGCAGTAGAAGTTACCCCAGAAAGAATAGTAGGGTTATTATATAATTGAGCCGCATCGGTGCTACCTGTTAAGTTCTTCTGTAGTAGTAAAGAAACACCTGTTAAACTGGCAACCCCGATACCTATATTACCAGAAGCGTCTTTATATATTTGATTAGAACCGATGTTAATAACACCAGTACTACCTGTTAGCGTTCCTGTATATTCAAGATTAGTAAATTTACCAGCAGCGGGTGCTGTAGTTCCTATAGCTGGAGGTGAGGCTAAGTATGTACTAAATCCTGTTCCTGAAATAGTGGAAGAAGCACTAAGAGTTGTAAACGCTCCTGTAGAGGCTGTTGTAGCTCCAATAGCAACGCCGTCAATAGATCCACTAGTAATAACTACAGCATTAATAGCCTCAACAAAATTTGTTCCATCACAGTATACTAACTTTTTAGCCCCTGCACTTAAGGATACTCCAGCGCCACCAGAAGCTATAAAGCTAAGTGTTGCATTTGAGTTGTTATATACGATATAGACTTTATTAACCGCAGGTGCCGTAATAGTGCGTGTTACCCCCGGAGTCCCTGTAGCTACAATAATCATCTGACGGGACTGATCTGAAGCACCGTTTAAAGATGTAAGAGTAACATTGCCCGCAGTTACATCAACAGATACTAAACCAGATATGGCTTGCTCAATTAAAGTGCCTAGGTTAGTATTAGTTGTAGTACCCCATGTATTGGACTGCTCGCCATTACCAATGAGCTCGATGCGTAAATTAGGTGAATAGGTTGATGCCATTGGGTTTTATCCTCAAAAATTGTGAGCTATGTATATCATTTTTAATGGGGTATGTCAATCCAATCTGGATTTTGTACGGTGTTTACTAGAGACCAATTGGGTGTCTGATTTGTACCTATATTTACCCAGCTTGGACTTTGTGTTGTGTTTACTACACTCCATGTTACAGGAGTGGTGCTATTGATCTGCTGCCAATTAGGTATTTGGTCTGGATTAACAGGAAACCAAAATTTTGGAGCGTTTAAAGTTAGGTTTAGGTTTTGTCCTATAATAACAGGGTATACAGATATTTGGGCGCTAACGTCATTAATTGTAAGATCTATACTTTGCCCAGTAACAAAAACACTATTAACAGATATTACATCTACTAAAGACTCTGTAAAAACAAGCTCTTGACCTGTAACAAGCATTGCCGCGTCTAACGTTAAATCTATTGGGGACTCAGTAAGAAATAGGTTTTGCCCTGTAACAGGTATGCTTTGTTCCGCACTTAAAGATATAGAGTTTTCTGTAAGTGATAAGCTTTGACCTGTAACAAAAACACTGTTAACAGAAATGACGCTTACATAGTTTTCCGTTAAAGTTAGGTTCTGTCCTGTGACAGATAGAGTTGCTCCCAAAGAAAGAGATATCGAACGCTCAGTAAGGGTTAGGTTTTGACCTGTAACCGATAAGCTTTGGCCCGTACTTAGAATTACCGAGTTTTCTGTAAGAGTAAGGTTTTGACCTGTAACCGAGGGTGTTGCACCTGCAGTTGTTGTTACTGATCTTTCTGTAAGCGTTAGAGGAGAGAAAAAAGTAGTTGGGGTGGGCGTATTCCACGCCTCAACCCCCCATGCCCCGCCAGACCAACCTCTTATGCCTACAGAAACATCAGCCATGTCTCTATTAGTTTAGTATTAATACAGCAGTAGTAGTTGTAGGTGCAGGAAATACCACCGTAAATGCGCCGTTAGTTGAGGTAAAAGTACCACCAAAATCTAATATACATACAGCTCTATTTGCATTAGTGGAATTATATATCAATGCCCCAGCTGCAGAAATAGTAGAGCTGGCCCAAGTAGAATCAGCAAAGTCAATATAAGCTGTAGTACCTGACAAAGTTATGCTCTGGCTTGTTAAAGTGTTTCCGCCTGCTGTATAGTTACCTGTGCTTGGAAATTCTCCAGACGTAGTGTATGCAGTTGTACTTGAATTTAAAGTAGCAGATGATGTGTATAAAGCTATTTTAAAAGTGTTTCCAGTAGATGCAGTAAAGTTCTGCAATCCACCTAAAAGCTCTGATTTAAAAGTCGATGCTATCGCTTGGGTTATAGCCATTGGTCTTCCTCGGTTTCTACAGCCTCTTCAGGCTCATTATTTTCTGTTAGTATGCTTACGCTATTAAGTACAGCGGCAATAGGGGTTTTGTTTTCTTCACTCATATTAATTTACCTTATCTCTAACTTGAGTAGTTCTATAAGAGTCTTGACGGTTTTTACCATCGCCTAATTGTTTAATCTCATTCATAACTTGATCGAATTTAGTTTGATATATTTGAATTAATTCCTGCTCACCTTTTAAGAATACATAGGCTTCTACTAAAGACCCCCAAAGCAGAGCATTGGGAAATTCAAGACTTAACCAAGTTGTACCTGATGATGTTGCAGTGATAGATTGGGGATACGCATAATAATGCATTTCAACTGCATAACTAGAATCAGGTGTAGGCCCTACTATAAGGGCAGTGTTATCAAACAAACTATAATATTTAGGTATGCCTGTGGATACAGGATAAGGGTAGGCTTCTCTAATATAATTTACATCTTTATTTAATAAGTATTGGTAAGTCGCTGTTGGGACTAAATTAACTGTAGTATTAGGGATAACGGCTAAAGAGAATATAGATAAAAAGTCCGCAGGTAAGTCTATATACTGAAACCCAGAAGTAAAAGTGCCCGTTACATTTTTACGAAACGCAGGGAGCTGTACCGAGTTATTTATTAATATCTCAGTGTTTTTAATGAAGTTATCAAGGTTTGCTACAAACGTAGGCTCCGCCCCATCTCCAGCGTATTCCACCATAAGATACTGCTGGATAGCTGTTTTTAACTCATTATACGTCATGGTTTAACCCATTTTGCTAGAAGCCATCGTGCCTTTAGTAGCTGCACCAGTACCACGTACTTTAATAGTCTTTTTATTGTCTATCTTAACAGGGTAGCCGTTGCCTACAGGAGTAGGTACAGATTTAACACCCTTGTATTCAGCAGACCCTTCAATATGTTGCTTAGCCATTATCTACCTCTTCCAGTACTCTTTTGGTTGGCAACACGGGCTAAATTACGACCCATTTTTTTAGCGTCCATAGATGTAATACCACCTTTCTTAAGACCCTTCATAGATTTCTGTTTGTCGTGCTTAGCATCTTTCGGGCTCTTTTCCCAATCAGACATAGACATCTTGTTCTTTTTTGCTAATTTTTTGTCTTCTTTAACATCTTTAGAAGAACCTTCAAACTGTGCCATATTATACCTCAAGTAATTGTAATAAACACATCATTCAATGTGGTGGTAATAGTCTGTGTCGCCACAGGGTTAAAAGCAAATAGACCTCTAGAGGCATTTAAATTCGTATCTGGTCTTGGGTTGCGTAGAGCCTGTGGGTCATTTGCTACCTTTTGAGCCCCTACTATACCCACCCAGTTTTGTGG